CCAGATGTTGTAAATGTGGCCAATGTGCGTGACAATGCGTTGCGAATTGAGGGCCTGAATCCTGAGATCAACGAAACCCCATTTCAAATCTTACAAATTGAAGATGATGGTAGTGTACCAATTCATATACAGAGACAAATATACAACAAATTGTGCTCCTATCTCATGTATTCGGATTTACTGACGCCTGTAAAGGTGATGCGTGAGTTGGCGAAGAAGGTTTTTGATGATGTCCCTGTGGCGATCGATAGCTGCACCAGTTTTATCCATGGTGACTTTTCCCAATTCTGGGATTGCATCGGACATGTGTCTGATTCAGAAATTGTTGATTTGAAGCCGGATCCACACGATTTGCCCAATTTTCGGCGTCGTGAGATTCGAGAGGAAGACAACAAGAGTCCCTGGGCGGAGTATGAGTATCAGAAGAAGATGCTCGCTGTATTAGCGTCACATCTTGGTTGTGTGGCCTCATTTAGCGCAGTCGTAGGTTTAGGCATGTACATGGCGAAGAAGACCATCACCTCCACATCAGGAGGAGAAGAGGTTGATACGGTCAAGGAGAAAGAGACAACGCCTAACTCTTCTGGTGATGTGACCGTTCCTTGCAATGACCAGCGTGGCAACGGATCACGTGCTCACAGTTCGGATATTCAAATTTTCACTCCAGTGTTGCAACGACCAGTGGTGGAAAGTTTTGGTCATACGAACCCCCAGAAGAAGGCAACGATTTCGACTAAGAGAAATGAACTGGCTCCATATGCAAAGGCTCAAGCCCTTGCAAGTTCAACTAAGGATGAGCGAATCCTTGTTGATGTGACACAGGATTTGTTCAAGGAACACGTACCTATTTCCAAGGTTCCAACGACCGTCGAACTTGAGATGATGGATTTGGATGTAAACACGGCTGCTGGTAGGGACTTTAACACCATTGAGAACTTTGTCTCTAAAAGTCAAGAGACTATTAGTACATTATCTATCGTGACCCAGACGCAAGGTGTCGACCTCTCTTTGGAAAATATTATGGAAAAGGTCTTTATTAGGAACACTTATGCTGTGACCATCAATGAAACGCGCTTGGGATATGCAGTATTTGTTAAGGGTCGTGTGATGATCATGCCTTGTCATTTTTATAGATTGATCAAACGGCAATGTGACTTGGATGGTGCCACGACAGTGACACTCAAGAAGCTGAGCACTCAACGATCTCAGACTTTTCCTTGTGGGGCCTTCTTAAGATTCAAGGTTCACTTTGCTACTGAGAATGATGTGTGCGCAATTTATATTGACTCTGCGGAGTTGCACACAAACATATTACCTCTCTTTGTCGGACCCGACTATTTCACACATAGGATGAGTTTCAATGCAATTTTGCACAAGCCTTATTCCAAGATAAAGGAGTATGGCAGAGTCCTTGTTTCCAAGTTGGCTCGACCCATAGTCGATTCCAACGGAGAAGAATTGTGTGATCGTATAGTTTTAGCTATGTCAATTAATAGTGCGGCTGGTGATTGTGGCTCTCTGATGTATATAAATGACCCATCAGTTGGGTGCAAGAGGATCGTTGGCATGCACATTGCTGGTGGTAATGGCTCAGTTGCTTTGTCGGTACCTATCTGTCTGACGAATGTTCTTTCGTTTGCCAATGACATGGAGGAAATTGATAATCCGCACGATACCTTTCGTGTGCAGTGTCAAGTACCTAGAAGATATGATGGCCTTGAGCCAGCATTTTTGGTACCAAAACCACTCTTCTTACCCAAAGCTAGCAACATAACACCCTCACCATTGTACAATACTTACAAAGTGCCGACAACTATGCCAGTTTATCTGGATCATGTTGATTTGCCAATTGGACCTTTTGATCCATTGGCTTTTGCTGTTAAGAAATATATTCGCTTGCACTCTGCCCACCTGGATGATCAGGAGTTGAGGGCAGCGGCGCGCAACGTGTTGTGTAAGATGAATCGTGCGAGTTTGCTCTACCCAGCTGTGAAGAAGGAGGTGTTTGGTTTTGAGGACGCCGTTGCAGGAGTCCCAGGTTTGGACTTTTGTGATGGAATCCCCAGAGCGACATCACCTGGTTATCCATATCAGATGATGGCGCCGAAGGGATCCAAGGGGAAGACTTATTGGTTTGGGCACGAAGGTGATTATAAGTTCTCTAGTTCCCAAACTCAGGAGCTCCACAAGCGTGTGATTTTTATGAGGGAACAATGCGCCAACGGGGTTATGCCAGAAGTTTATTTTAAAGATTTTATGAAGGATGAGAGAAAACCAATCGAGAAAGTTGCCAAGGGCACGGCCCGTTTGATATCCGGTGCTTCTATAGATTATGTTATTTTAGTTAGGATGTATTTTATGGCTTTTGTCATGGCATTCACTATGAGCAGAGTCCATAGCGGTAGCAATGTTGGGATCAATGCCTACTCTGAGGAGTGGGACACTTTGTTCACCATGTTCAAGGCCGTCGATGAGGAAGCGTTGGATGCTGATCACAAATCTTTTGATGTTAGCCACATGGGCCAGGTTTTACGATTGATAGTTTTCATAATAAATCTTTGGTACAATGATGGCCCTGTCAACGCTAAAATCCGTGAGGCATTGTTTGAAGCCTTTATAAATAGCCATCACATAGTTGGGAATTTCGTTTATGTCCGCTTTGGTGGGTTGTCATCTGGCCACCCACTGACTGTGGTCATCAATTGTCTGATAAATCTTATACTTCTGAGAGTTATATATGCCAGGCTGACAGGCGACACAAAATTTCTCTTTTACGATAGGGATGTTGCAGAGGCCGTGTATGGTGATGATTTAGCTTTGG